GAATGGTTTTTTTGAAGAGAGCGGCTGGATCGAGGTTTACACGTACAGTGAAACCACCACCGAATACCTCGGTCAACACGAAACCTATGTCAGCTGTGGCTGCGGTCTGCCAGCGGGCGCTACGCTGGAAGAACCGCCCGAAGCCGGGGACGGGGAGGTGGTGGTCTGGAGGGATGGGGCGTGGGTGGTCGTGCCAGACTTTCGTGGTCCGGTGTATCAGACTACCGATGGCGCCGAGGTGCTGTATTCGCTGCCGGGCGAATTGCCGCCCGAGCTGACGACCTTGCCGCGACCGAGTGCAGCCTATCTCTGGGATGGTTTCGTTTGGGTGCTCGATGCCGCCCGCGATTTGGTGATTCAAAGCCGTCGAGAACGGTCATGGATCGAAAATGAACTGCATTGGGCGGGCAGAGAGATCGACAAGCATCTGGATGCCGACCCGGCCGCGCTCAGCACGGAACTCGCCTGGCGCACCTACCGCAATGAACTGCGGGCCTGGCCAACCAACGAGCTGTTTCCCAACCTCGACGCCCGTCCTACCGCACCAGACGGCCAGCAGCCATGACCTGGACATCGGTCACCATGCAGTGGCCCAGCGAGGCCACCCAGTGGGTCGAAGGGCTGGATGAAGCCAAAGGCCTGGCCAGCACTGAAATCGCCAAAACGGAAGAGCGCCTGGCCGGAATGACGGCCACTACCAACCCAGGCCCCGTGGGTTCCGCCGCGCAAGAAGCCATCGAAGTCGGGCGCGCCGCCATGACCGAGCAACTGGCCACCGCGCCGGCCAGTCTCGTGGTGACGCCGTTCCAAAGCGGCATGGGCCAGGGCCGGGGGTATCAAAAGTTTCTCTCGGCACCCAACCTGCTTGAGGCGCTGGCCGACAAACTCACCGACATCGATGCTGGGCGTCCCGAGGGGGAGCAGTATGGTTTGTGCGTGCTGTTCCTCTCGACACGCTTCGACCAGTTTGCCGCCACCCTGGGCCGCTTCAATGCTTTGCTGCCCACTCCCGACCTGGAACGCGCCGAACGTCGTGCCGCGAACATCGCACGCCTGGAGGCGGAGAAGTGGACGCTGCCCACGGCCGAGACACTGCCACGCTGGGGAGCCTTACCCTTGGAGCGTTGCACCGTGACCCGGGTGTCCCAACAGACGCTGAACAGCCAGCTGGCCATCTATGAAAGCTACGCCGCCGACACGTCCCCGATGGCTGACTTGAGCGCCTTGGCGACGCGCAAGGCTGAGCAGCAGGCCGCTTGCGATCAGCAGTTGAGTGACCTGCAAAACGCACTGGCCAACGGTTTGCCCGATGCCACGATGCAGGCGCGCATGATCGGCCCAGGTGATGCCGCTGAATTACGCCGGCAACTGCTGGAAGGCCCTACGCCTGGCTATGAATGGGTGCTGTGTGCCGGCCTGTTGTTGCTCGGCAGTGAAGAGAGCCTGAGCTTTGTGCAGGAGCTGATCGGGTTATGACGCTGCTACTCAACGGCGAGAAAGTTCAGGGCAAGGGCCTCAAGGTCATGGCCACCCTGACCATTGAAAGCGAAGACCTGTCAGGCCAGACCAGCAATACGGCACAGGCGCACAAGGGCTTCAAACCCAAAACCCTCAGCGTCACGCTGATGATTCCCTACCGTGACGAGTCCGACTTGCGCAACTTGATGCGCCTGGCCAGTTCGACCGCCGGCGGCGGACAGCTCACGGTCTATCGGATCGTCAATCGCACGGCCTCGGCCTTCGGTGTGCGCGAAGTGCAGTTCCGCGACAACGTGAACGCCAATGAAGACGACAGCCTGCGAGCCTGGCGCGTGCAATTCAATCTGATCGAAAAACTGTCGATACCGGAGCGCGTGGAGCAACGTAGCCCGAGTAATCCCGTCGTGCAGCAAAGTGCACCAGGACAACCCGTCTCTGGTACGTCCGGTGCAGACGGTGGCAGCGCGCCCGTTGAAATGGACGGATTTGAGAAAGTCCTGAAGTCCGTCGACGACTGGTTAAAACCGGTCACGCCATGAACCTGCACAAAGTGTTGACCGTCGACGGCGTGTCCTACCCCCTCTGCAAAGATGAAACACGCTTGGACCATCACGCCCCCGGGCGCGCCAGTTTCACCATCATCGCCAGCGAATCCGTACACGGGTTGGTGACCTTCGACATCGGCTACAACGACAGCCCACTCCAGCGGCATTTTTTGGGCTACGTGGAGCGTTGCACTGCCGCCAACAGCCAACAGCAAGTCCTGCTCTGTCGTGAGCTGTCCGCCGCACTGGAAATCCCCATGCCGCTGAACTTGCGTCATGTGGACTTGCACGCCGTCCTGGCCGCGATCAGTGAGCGCAATGGCCTGCGTTTTCGGGTTCCCGACCAAGCCTACGCCCACACCAAAACCGCGTTTTTCTTCAACCTGGCCAACGGCGTGCAAGCCATCGACAGCCTGGGCAAAGTGTTTTCCATCCCGGATTTCATGTGGCAGCAACAGGGCGACGGCGAAATCTACGTGGGAAGTTGGGCCGACAGCTTCTGGGGCCAGCGTCAGCCGCTGCAACTGCCCCGCGAACTCTTTGACAGCTACAACAGCAACCAGAGTGCGGTCATTGCCGCACTGCCTGGGATTCGTCCTGGTGCGCCAATTAACCAGGGCGAACGCATCACCGCCGTGACCCTCACAGAAAGCCAAATGAGCATCAAATGGAAGACGTAATTCGCCGTGTGGTTGACCGCCAGTATCCCGAACTGACCGGCGGCTATCACCTGCCGCGCTTTGCCCGGGTGGTGGCCATCCCAGACCCACCCACCAACGCGGGGCTGTGTGACGACTTCCGCCCACGTTTCGCCGCTGACCTTGAGGTTCTGGGGCCAGACGGCGAGCCCGATACGGCATTGCCACTGCTCCAAGGCGTGCCGCTGCCGTTGCCGATGGGGGGCGAGTCCATGGGGATCTACGGCCTTCCCGATGAAGGCACGATGGTCGTGGTGTCGTTTGCCTACGGCCTGCCGCACAAACCCTTTGTCCTGGCCATCCTGCCCCAGGGCTTGAGCCTGCCCAACCTGCCCAAAGGTGATCAGGTCTGGCAGCACAGCGAGGCGGTACAGCAACGCGTCGACGCCGATGGCAACTGGCTGCGCCAGACCGATGGCCAGATCCATGATCAGGCCAGCGAGCGCCGTGTGGAGGCGCTGGAGAACACTGAGCACTACCAGCGCCACAGCGTGACCGTGGATGACCACAGCATCGAGTCAGTGGGTGGTATCAAAAAGATCGAGGCCCTGGGCTCGCTCAAGCTGCTCTCAGGCGGCTCGGCCAGTCTGGCGGCTGTGGACGACCTGCATCAGGCCACCGGGCGCGACCTGAACCTGGTGGTGGGGCAGAAGCTCAATGCTTCGGTGGGTGGTGATATGGAAGAGCGCATCACCGGCCTACGGCGCAGTGTGGCGGAAAAGACCTGGATGGGATCGGAAGGGGTGAACGTGCTGAAGGTCCTGTGCGACCTGCTCGATCTGGTGACGGCAATGAACACACAATTGGCCGGCCATACTCATGTACCCGGACCGGCGCCGAGTCCGAGCGACGCGGGGGCCTTCACCGATAATGCGGCACAGGCCATCGCGCTCGTCGGTCAGTTAAAACCCATCACGCTGTAGTTGCGGGAATTGCACTGACTGGCCCCCATTTGCATTCGGCCTGACGAGTCATCTGCATTGGATTTTACCTGCGCGACTCGTGGCCATGACCGGCAGAAGACGACCAAGACCGGTCAGTTGTGGCAGGCAAAAGTCGGCCACTTGATAGCGTCTACTAAGCGAGACCATTCAAAAGCTGAAAAAAGCCTGTATGCTGAACGCCATTGTGAACTACTGTTTTTATTGTTTAGTTACGGAAACTGAATGAATGGATATTTTTCAAGAATTTCTTAAGCCATCACAATTTTTTGTGGCCTTCGCGGGTCTACTTACAATTGTATTCAAGTTGTTCTTGGATTACTCTCAAAGTCGCGCAGCTCGAAAGCTTGTATTGAAAGCCGAGAAAGAAGCGTTCCATATACCACCTGAAGAGTTGGATGGCGATGTGGGAGCGGACAAGCTTTCACCGGAACTCTTAGCTCAGCGCGCTCGCGACATCGATAGTTTAATAAGGCAAAACCGAGATCTTCTTCAAGTAGGTCGGCTTTTCGATCTATACAGTAAACAAATTGAGAAATACCAAACAGAAACTCAAGCCAGAGCTGGCTGGTCATTCATATTTGCCATATTTTCAATGCTTGCCGGGCTTAGTTTTGTGGTTGGAGGAGGCATTCACGTACTTACAAACCCGGGTTGGGAGCATGTAGCAGCAGCTTCTGCGATATCAGGAATCGGCGGTGCTGTTGGGGCATTCATTACAAAAACCTTTCTGGATGTACACCGACTTTCTCTAAGTCAGTTGAACCACTACTTCCGACAGCCTGTTGTCAATGCTCACGTCCTTACTGGTCAACGTTTGGCTGACCAAATTGAAGACCCGTTACTTCGCCAAAAAGCTTACCAGCACTTGCTAGTGCAAGTTGCCAGTCTTATTCGTGAAGATGTAATAGCGCCAGCTGCAGTTTGGAGTTCGGAGCCATCCACAAAGCCTAAGCAAGGGTCTTAGTAGGGTTATAGTATTCACATTGCGCAAGGCAAGTGGGCTTGAGTCGTATGTTGGTTTCATGAACCAATTACTGCTTTACATACAGGGCATGAGCGACTCTTTGTATTTAATCTGTTGGTTAGGCTCTTTTTACCTTTTGAATCATAGCAGGCGGAGCAGTAAAGACCCTCTTCGCCTTCAAATAGATAGCATCCCCATTTGATTGTGGGCTTTTGCTTGCTCTCAGGGCTTGCGGCCTTTAAAGCTCGTAACTCTTCTGTTTGATTTGCAAGTTGGGTTTTTAGGTCTGCAATTTGAAGCTTGGCGTCAGCAAGCTCGTTCGATAGGTCTGCTAGTAAGTTTTTGAACTCCGCTTCCGACAGATTCTTAGATATGTCGCGAAGCCTGCTCACTATGGAGATGGAGTTGTTGATTGTTGAGACGATATCCACGGAGTCTCCTTTGATCCCTAGCTACTATTAGATGACATGCCATGTCGCGATGGTATGTCGTACAACATTCCTTGCCGCCCTGTAAGTTCTTGACCCATCTCGATCTTGTCGCAGTAATCGCGGCAGCTATCGAGAGGAAACGCGACTGAGGGTGACGGCAAGCCGGACGGCGGTGAAGATTCAGAGTAGCAGGACACCATCTATTTGCCACTAGTCTGTCCGCCGACTGCTTGTGGCCGTTCTCTGCCGATCACGCTTACAAAGCGCGCTGGTCAAATCCGATGCAATTTCTGGTCGGGTCGAGCGCAACCGGCTGGTCAAGTGGACTACATTTCCGCAGTAGGTTGTGCTTCAGCCAAAGCCGGTGGGCCGGCCGGCAGTGGCCCTAGCTCGACGTCGGCCCCCTGTGTGCGCATGGTGGCGACGACACGGGCCAATTCGTCCTCACTCAGCGTCAGCAGGGCTGCCATGTAGAAGTGCATGTGCATGCCCATCACGCGGTCCTCGGTACGGCCGGTGTACTTGCGCCATTGCGATCCTTTCCCCAACCCGGCCAGATCCGCCATCTGTGGACTGGTGAACCCCAGTTCGATTTTCAGGCGCGCCAAATCTTCCGCCGTGGGCGGTCCATAGTGCTGAATTCGTTTCATTGAAAGTCCGAAAGCCCCAACGCAGTGGGGCAAAACTGGAGAAGGTCGGTTACAGGTGCGAGATGTAGGTGTAAGCCATGAACACCACACCGGCACATACAGCACCGATTAGGAACGGCACGAAGCCGTAGGTGGGCTTCTTGCTCAGGAGCTTGTCCAGGGCGGCGATCTCATCGGCCATCGGCTTGATCGGCGTCTTGTGGCTGTGGTTCATCGTTCATCCTCGTAAGGGGTTGGCAGGCGCGCCTATCGCGGCCCTTTTGGGTAATTTGGACTGATTCCCGGTAAAGCTCAAGGCCGAGAGGGTTGGCCCCGATGTTCGGGGCCGATGACTCAGGGTTTGTTTAGCAGGTTGATCAGGGAAACTACCGCGGTAATCAGGGCGGCTCCAACCAGTAGCGGGTAAAACATTCCCTCCCGTCTCAACTTCTGTTCTTCGGCGATTAGCTTGCGGGTCTCAGCGACTAACTTCCGATTTTCTAGCTGGAGCTTATCCAGTTCGAGGTAGGCTTTTTCATCTAGGTCCATCTGGCTTCCTTGGTTTGGGCGGCGCCTTCTGCGTCCCCCTTGGAAGCTATATTGACCCTTTAAGGGTCAATTTGATAGGTCGTGTTGTGCTAACTTTCCCCCGATTTACGTGACTGCTTTAGCTGTCGCTGCCACACGGCAGGGCACACATCCATGTGCCATCTCTTCACTGGAAAAACTCTGCGCGAAGAAAACGCAGGCAAGGAACGCACTTTTCCCCCTCCCGCCGACGGGCTTTGTGTCTTTTTTTTGTGCAAATCCTGATGTAGTGCAAACGAACCTTTAGCCCAGGCGGGCCGTGGTGCTTTGCAGGCGATCGGCATTTACACAGAGTGCAAAGTTTTGAAAGTAAATGCAGCGCGGTTGCACAGAGGCACGCAGGGCGGTCACTGACGGAGTGGAGGGGAACCCCAGGGTTCATTGGGCGAAAACTTTTAAAACGTGGTTTTCAGTGTGTTTTCAAAAAACGCGCACGTTCTTTGTGGGACGGGCATTGGCTGTGTACGGGGATAGGCTGAATTCCCTGCAGGCCACGGCAGACATGGGCTGTGGCGGGTTTGATGGACTTCACAGAACTGAAGGCGATGGACGATCAGATTCACCTTCATGCAGCCAATATGGCCCTCGCGAAAAACAGCGTTTTTCTTGAGATTCATTCCTAAAGACAGGGAGGGTATTTCAAAAAGAGCGATATGAGTAATACGGGGTAGGTGCTGGGGCTGGAGCCCCCGGTTTTACAGGGGGGGCGGTATTACATGGCAAAGTAATATTAAGCGATATGAAAAGTAATATTTCCGCCAACCCCCCGGTTTCATTGGGTTTTAAGGAATAGAAATATAGCTTTATAGAAAGGTAATAATATCGCTTTCCTATCGCTTAAATATCGCCTTTTCCTAAAACGGCTGGACACCTTGATTTACAAGGGTCGTAGCTGATTTTTGGAGGGGATATTACTAATATTACTTTTTGTTCAGACCCCCACAGATTTTAGAGATGACTCCTATACGGGCGTTTGGCCTCAGGCTGTTAACATCCTTGTGGATGATCAAATGTCGCAAAACTATTCAGGAAAGGATCTGGGTTGATGGAAAACGTTACTCCCGCGCTCATTGCGTTCACTTCGGCACTTCTGGTGGGGTTTGGCAGTCATTTTGTAGCTGAGGATTACCGTCGGTTTAGGGACAGCAAGGCTATAGCGGCCGCACTGGCGGGTGAGTTGAATTCAATAGAATCCTCACTTCCAGAACTGCGCACCGTCCTTACCCAGTTGAGAGATTTGCTCGACAAACTGGAGCCAATTTCCTTACCGGAGATGCCGGATCAATCCAGCCCAATGTTCGAGGCAAACGCTGAAAAGGTGGGTTTGTTGGGGGTTGCTCTAGCTGGAGGAGTCGCTTTTACCTATGACCAGATAAGAACGTTCAGAACTTTATTCCAATTGCTTTCGAAACATCACACAACGATGGATCCCCCATGGAGTAGCCTTCTTGTCGGGCGCTGCCTTCAGCTCGTTGAAAACAATGAGCTCAAGGTAAAGACCCTTATCGAAAACCTGCAGCAGCACTCGGAAATCTGGTACGTGAGGTCGAGGTGGGTACAGATGACAGTGCTTACTGGGATCACACTCCTAAGCCTGAGCAGCTTGTTTGGAGCCATTTTCTGCGTACGACCTTTTTAACGATCAAAGGTACAGGAACTCAGATTATGGAAAAGCGTGTGTGGGAATCGTACTGGGTTGGTTCTCGCAGGCGCTGGCCAGCTCCTGGTTCGCTCGAGGGTGATGATGGCGAAATTCCAGAAGCGGCCCCCAGTTGATTGCAGTCATGTACATGCACCGCTGGAGGCCTTGAAAACAGTGGGGCGGGCGAAGGGAATCGAACCCTCGTTATCAGCTTGGGAAGCTGAACTGATTAGCTACGTGGCGTTATTAGTTGCGAGGGGGAAGACAATTCTGGAAATGGTTGCTGCGATTCAAGAGGAGGGGATCGACTGGGTGTGTAATGTTGATCCCCATTTACTCGATTAGGCTTGAAAATTCGAATTGAGATCGTGGGTTTTACTGGCTGTAAGCAGAATTAGGTGTGTGCAGGTATTCGGTTGTTACAGAAAACGATCTAAGCTGTCACAAGTTTGACGCAGTTTTGTTTTGAAGTTGGAAATCAAATGTGAAGCTTCTCGGATGAGTGGGTCAGTTGTCTGGAGTGCGGCGCGAGATTTAACTTCGAATTGTCCGCCCGTAATTGTTCTTCTTATAACAGAAAAATCGGCAGCTGCCGAAATCCATAGGAACCGGTTGTAGTCATTGCAGCGGTAGGCTAGATCTTGTGATTTTGATTTTATCATAAGGGCTGAGGTGGCGCTTGTACTTCCGGGTTGAGTCCAATAGTCAACGGTAAGCGTTAATAGGTCCTCTAGATCTTTGATCATCTGCTCTAAGCGTAGTTTTCGCTGAAGATCTCTCAGCTGGTCGCTTGAGGTTTTCTTATGTTCTTCACGCTCTAGGGTAGCCTTGTCGTTTTGCTTGCCCTGCTGGTAAAGCGTAAATGCAGATACCGCAAGTGCAATCCAAGCTGGAATATCACCAATGTCCATAAGAGGGTCTGCCATTTTTTAAGACTTTATAGGTGCATCGTCTATATAGTGCCAGATCTCCTCAATGATGAAAGGATCCTCTTTATAGGTCAGGCGGAGTTTTTGGTGTAGAGTTTCTTTGCTGAACTTTTTAAGTCTTACTAATCCGCCAAATGCTTCTTCAAGGAAAGAAGATCCATAGCCCATTGATCCGTCAAAGTTGATCTCAACAATGTCGTTTTCTTCAAGTGTTGGAATAAGTAAGTCATCGCGGAAAACCTCTCCGGAATGTTTGCCGTCTACTCTATATCTTCCAGCAGGGTATTCGCTGAAATCTTTTGAAATGCTAATTTTGGCCATGTTCATCTTCCAGTTCCTGCGCGTCTGTGATCGGTACGGACCACTGAATGACGGTGCCAAGTATAGAATGGTTGTTACCGCCTTGGGTATAGCTGGGGCTTCCATCTGAGAAATCAACCCCTACGACCCCTCTGTTGCTGTAGACAAATAGCCTTCCGTGCAGTTCCTCTGCTGCCTTCATCACGTTCCGTGCTAAGCCTTTACCTCGGTGCCCCTGGTCCGTTCTGGTGCGTCCAAGCTCAAGAGATCTACGTATCATTTTCATGTCACGTTTGCCTGCTGATAGGGTGGTGAGCCTAAGAATATCTCCAATGTACTCTCCCCACCTTTCAGGAAGGGTCACTGGGATGCCCACACCAAGATCACAGAAAATTACGACAAGTCTACCGTCGTGAACCTGGGCGAAAACCCACCATCTTTTGTCGTTCGCATGGTCTAGGCCACTTGCGCTAATTCTATCCTCTCGGGGTCTGATGTAGGCGTGATGGACGGCATTATCCATAGCTTCGCTGACACCCGTAACAAGACGTAGATACCCTTTAGGTATCTTTCCCTTAATCGCTTTGAGCAGAATGTCTGCATCCTGAGGGTTTACGCTTACGCCAGACGCATAGCGCCAGCTATTCACGGTAATATCCTCTTTGTTAATTTCTAATCTGTGAGGCTTGCCAAGGATATTGAAAAATCCAATCTGTTGAAATACCTTTTCAACAGTTTCGTCTTTAGGGTAACTGCATGTTACTTTGCATTTTTCGGCGAGAGTAAGACATATTCTGTCAATTTCGGCTAGCATCAAAAGCATGCCAGTGCCAATTACTTTGGAGGTATTATTAAAATTAATTCGGATGGATTTTCTGCGCAACGATTCTTTTCTAACTGTTGAAAGGAATCTAACTAGTTGCGTGTGATACTCGCGAGTATGCAAGCTAATGACTGCGGGGGCTTCGATTGCAATCGAGTCATTAAGTGTTGCGGGTTGCTCGGTAGTTCGTTTCTTCGTCTGTGTTTTTTTAACTCTGTTCCGTTGCTGGGAAATACGTTTTTGTCTTAGAAAATAGTCATCTGCTAATAGTTTCACACTACTTCCTTTAATGTGTAATTCCAGATTCTTCGTATGGCGACTGGTGTCGAGCCATATTTTTATGGCTGGCAATTTGCCCGGTTTCTCTTCATCGGTCAATGTTGGCCTTGGTCGATGGGGAAATTGAAATGCTATTGGTTGCGCGAGGTCGGTTTGGCTTGTCTCAATCAAAAGATCGTAATTTATGCTTTTGATTCTCATTCTTATGACTGCCACTGCGGCGGTGTTACTGGCATGAGAGAGATAGCCGATGGTTATGGGGCGGGCCCGACAGCAATCGACAGCCGATTACAGTCATTCGGGCGTCATTAGGACTGCGAGAGTCATTTTGATGAACTCTTCGTTTCGGTCGATTGCATCCAGGGCGCAACGCACGTTTTCGGCGACATCTGCGGCTCCCCGCTGCTCGACCCAGTTCGTCAGTTCCATGATGGCAGCTTCAAGGGCGAGCTGGTTTTCATTGATCTTGAAAAGCAGGGATGGGAGTAGGTCTGAGTTGGGCATCGCGATTCCTCCGTGAAAAGGAAAGCGTAGCAGCTTGAGAAACTCATCAAGCGAGTCGATTGGCGGATGCCGTACACCAGTATGCAAGGCGATTGGGACCGCTGTGACAGTGCTCGGGATTGGAGCCAAAAACGGTTGCTTAAAAATTGCTACGGGGGGTGAGAGAGAAAGCGGAATTCAGTAGCGTGCGAGTGTCGATGGTACGAAATTGGTACGGTTTTTTTTGAGGATTACTGTAGGCCTTTATTTTCTTGAGGTTGGCTCATAATCGGTCCAATCCATCATGGGTGCTACAGAAAACCTCCGAGATACTGAATCTACTGGAATGACTAGGTTTTCTGCGGGTTTCGTCGACATTTGGCTACTTCTCGTTTGCTACTTTTTTGCAACGGATTTTGCTAGTTTTGGAATGATCGTTGCGACAATGTAGCAACTAAACTCAGTCATGTAGCAAAATCCATGGGATCAATCACCGTTCGCAAGCGCAAGGATGGTTCTGCTGCGTACGCCGCGCAGATCCGCATCATGCAAAAGGGTGTGACAGTTTATCAGGAAAGTCAGACCTTCGACCGCAAGACCACGGCTCAGGTCTGGATCAAGCGGCGCGAGACTGAGATGGCTGAATCTGGTGCAATTGCCAAAGCCAACCGCATGGGTATAACTGTCAAAGAGATGAACGATCGCTATTTGGTGGGCTACAGACCAAGCGAGCCACCCTCAAAGCAATCGGGGAAACCTGGCTTGGCAAGCTTGAGGATAAGCACTTCACCAGTGCCCGACGCTGGCCAGCGGCAACTACTACGTGGCCGGCACCCCCACCGCGGTAGCCGGGCTGTATCCGGAGCTGTACCAGTTGACCAAGTGGAACAAGGTCCTGACTGATAGCGAAATACAGGCGCAGTACGCGTCGTCCAAGCCGTTGTTTGCCGCCGTCGGCATTTGACCACCACACAGGTAAAAAAAGTGTATTGCCCGTCAATATGCGGACTTTACTTTAACCCCTAGTGCCCTAATCAGCGACTGCGAGGCTTTTTAATTACGTGCTTTTCTATGAATGTTGAGTCGATAAATGCTGAATCCGATGCGGGTAAGTGAACTCCGGATTCTGAGTGAACCTCAAATGTAAAGCGGTACTCATAGTTCTGGGCGTACTTTGATGGTTTGATGAAGTCCATGTAGGTAAGTGATTTGACGTAGGAGTCAACTGATTCTTGATTCACTTTTGAAAATTTATGAGTTCTTGATATGTAGCTAACCCGTCTATGTTTGTAAATGACTTTTAGAGTTTTGATGTCGTTTTCTGATAGACCTTTTACGATCATTCGATTTTTTTTAATGGAAGCTATCAAGCCCTTCGCCATTCCGTGCGCAAATTCTGCAGCGTCTTTGTCACTTATTCCCCAGTGAGTAGTATAGTTGCCCGAAATCGCGGGAGGTTTTGATCTAGATATCGACATACAAAAAACGAATCTATCTGATACTTGCCGCCTTATTGCTAAGCTTTTCGCTTCTATAGCGATCGAGTGCTTTTCTTTGTTTTCTACTCTAATTCCGCTTCCGGTGCATTGAATGTGTCCGGAGAACTTTATTGGCTTGTATGCCCCGAAATTAAACAGCGGATGCAGAAGTACGTTGGCAATTTGTTTGCTTAATTTGATTTTTTCTAGAAATTGCAGTTCGAGGTGATAGGTACCTTCGCCTTCGTCTCTTATATTATCGTCTTCATCACGCTGATATCCATACAAAGTTCCTAGTTTCAATGATTTGCACTCGCTAGCAACATCGTGCTCGGGCTTGCAGCTTTTGAAAAGTTTCATCAAAAGTCCCTTTACTGGTCTTAATCTTGCTGGGTTTGATTTTAAAAAGGTCTTTGAGTGGCCTTTGTTATTTGCTTTTGGTAATGGTTATAGGTCCAAAATATATTGTAACTTTTTCGCTGGATGCGTCTCCTTCGATCCAGTTAGGTTTGTATAGTCCAAATTTCATATATGCATCATTATCTCCTTTGTAAGTGTTGGGTTTTCCAGAGGCAGTAAATATCTCAACTCCGTCCTTCCAAAGCGTTGTTAGTGAGCCAGTACCGCTATCAAAAGGGGTGTAATCCATCTTCCAGTTTACCCACTTTCCTTTGTCGTCAGAGACACAGCAAAACTTCTTCCCTGCTGAGATCTGTTGCGGGTAGTCACCACCACGCTGTGAGATTGCGTAGTTTTCACCAAGAATAGTAATTGCCAGAGTTGGTGGGCCAGATCTGTCGCCTTGGTGTACTTGGGTAAAAATAATAAAATTTCTTTCGTCTATTTCAAATTTCCGTGGGATGTAGGTGCTCCAGCGAACCGTATAGCTAGAGCCTTGTTGAAATCTGAACTGATTTGCAAATTGCACTTCGGCGCGTGGCGAGCCGTTTGCAACTCCTGAGTAGTCAGCTCCCCTAAGGATGCTAGCCCTAATTGCGCTCTTGCCATCACTTCCCTTTAATATTTCTAGTCCGTCCCCGCGAGCTTCGACTGCGACCTCATTCGGAATCCCCTCTTTCCAGTCCATGTGAACCAGGACCTTTTCTTGTTCAGGGGATTCCGCTGAGCTTGCTTGCTGGGTTACGGCGAGAGAGAAAACAGCTGCAAAGGCCGGTGCTAATGCTCGTAGATATCGCATTGGATACTAATTTCCTGTGCCTTTAGATAGGTAGGCAGTATATCCACAGGCAAGTTACAGGGCTTAATTTTAGTAATCTCAATCAGTAACCTCCCCGCGAGAGCTTTTTTATGCCTGGAGATTAACATGCCCATCACTCAGCAGCAGTTGCTGCAGATCCTCCCGAACGCCGGCGCCAAAGCCAGCGTTTTTGTTCCTGTCCTCAACACGGCAATGCAGCGCTTCCAGATTGTCGGAGCGAAGCGTGTTGCCGCCTTCCCCGCCCAGATCGGCCATGAATCAGGCCAGTTGGTCTACATTCGTGAGATTTGGGGGCCGACTCCGACCCAAGCCAAGTACGAGGGGCGGGCAGACCTAGGCAACATAGTAGCGGGTGATGGCCTCAAGTACCGCGGGCGTGGGCTGATTCAGATCACGGGCCGGGCAAACTATGCGGCATGCGGCGAGGCCCTAGTCCTGGATCTGATCGCGAAACCGGAGTTGCTGGAACTACCGCACCACGCCGCGATGTCGGCGGCCTGGTTCTGGAAACAGGGGGGCTGAACGACCTGGCCGACAATGACTAGTTCAACACCATTACCCGGCGAATCAATGGCGGGCTGAACGGATTGCAGGATCGTCTTGAGATCTGGGGTAGGGCGCGGGCGGTGCTGACGTGATGACCATTTCTTGGACGGCCATTGGCGCGCTGACGCTGGTTTTGCTCAGAGTTGGCAGTGCCTGGTAGTTTCTCTGCAGCGCTTCAATGCCAGCGGGGTCAAGGTCGGTGGGGAAGTACACATCAACGCCACCACCGTGGGGCCTCAGGATTTTCCACAGACTTTTGGTGTTCCCGACGGTGTTTACCTGGCGGTGTGGGAGGGGAGTGGCCCGGGAGATGACTATGGCATCTTCACACAGCGCTTTAACTCGGCTGGCGCCAAGGTCGGTGTGGAAACCCTGGTCAACACAGCCTCTGTGGATATCCAATCCGAACATATGGTCGCTGTGCAGGCCAACGGCAATTACCTGATCATCTGGGAGTCTTACTCTGATACTGTCACCGGTCCGGACCAAAAAGACGTATTTTCCCAGCTCTATAACTCAGTCACATGGGGTGACAACGGCCCTGGTGATGTCTCTGGCGTTGCGCCGATGCCGACACGGCTGCGGAGTTCGAGATTTCCCTGGTCGGTGTTGCGACATTCGTCAGCGCAGACATCATTGCCTGATCGTGCGTCGCTGGGACTCTATACCTGTGTACCTGGCAAGATATCGCCCGGTGCACAGGGTTCCTGAACCGACGCTGTCGCCGCGCATTGTTTCATGATGCCTGGCACAGACGAGGCATAGGATGACCGCCAAATGTCATGTTCCCCGCGCCTCAACCCACAGGAATCAAAAAATGATCGCAAACCTCGTCAAAGTCTCGCTGATGGCCGGTGCTTTGTTGTTGAGCGCCTGTTCGGGTGTGAGTGCTCATGGTGATTACTCGGCTGACTCCGTGCAGCCGGCCGGCTTTGGCCCGGGGCCCGCCAATAGCACCGCCAACAAGATGAGTTTCCATGGCAGTGCGCTGGGCAATAGTTTTGGCGAGTACAGCTCGAGTTTGCTGCACGACGATTGATACGCGCTGCACAATCAACAAGGGCGCTCCTTCGGGAGTGCCCTTTTTTGTGCGAAAAAAACGATGCATTACTTCGCGTTTGGCACCGCCAGCCACTGCCGCCGAATCTTCTGATAATTGCCCGTCGCCTTGGCCAAATGCAGCCACTGATCGACGTACAGCTTCCAGGTGAAGTCGTCACGGGGCAGCAGGTACGCTTTTTCGCCGTATTGCAGGTAGTGCGTCGGGTTGACGGCGCACAGGCCCGGCTTGAGCTTCTGCTGATACAGCGCCTCCGATGCGTCGGTGATCATCACGTCGGCTTTTTTATCCAGCAGTTCCAGAAAGATGCTCACGTTGTCGTGCAGTTGCAATTGCGCCTGGGGCAGGTGGGCGTGAACGAACGCTTCGTTGGTGCCGCCGGCGGGTTCGACCAAGCGAACCGAGGGTTGGTTGATCTGTTCGACAGTCTGGTACAGCGCCTGGTCTTCGCAACGCACCAGCGGAATTTTGCCGTCGACATCCAGGATGTTGCTGAAGAAGGCTTTTTTCTGCCGTTCCAGGGTGACCGAGATGCCGCCCATGGCGATGTCGCACTTGCCGGCGAGCATGTCGGGCATCAGGGTTTTCCAGGTGGTGGGCACCCAT